GTAGGAACAAACGGAGCAACCTTCTACATTACTGGTGTTCAACTAGAAGTAGGAAGTAGTGCTACTGGATTTGAGTATCGTCAGTATCAGCAAGAGTTAGCTTTGTGTCAGAGGTATTATTGGAGAAATAATGCTGGAACTGCATTTACTTCTTTTGGCTCTGGTGTAATTGAATCTAGTACAAATTTTGGCACTTACATTAAACTTCCAGTTACCATGAGAGCAGTACCAACTCCAAATTATTCTAATTTAAGAGGATTTGATGGTTTTAATGCTACTGCTGTGTCATCATTTTCAAACAATTATTCATCTACTGATACATTAAATCCATATATAACTGCTTCAGGAGCAATTTTTATTGTTGGTCGTGGGGCTGTTTTGCAAGCAAATGGAACAACATCAGCATGGATTGATGCAACTGCGGAGTTATAAATGTATAAATTATGCGTAAACCCTTACAACGAACCTAAACACTCTGTAATTAGAGTAATTGATGGTGCTTGCATCCCATTCGACCCAGATAACACAGACTACCAAGCCTACCTAAAATGGGAAGCTGAAGGCAATACACCATTACCAGCTGATGAAATTAAAAATGATTAAATTAGAATTAGAACTAAACGCTATCAACTTTATTCTTTCAACTCTTGGCGAACTTCCTACCAAAACTGGTGCTTGGGAACTTGTAAAGATGATTAAGGATCAGGCTGAACCACAGATACCTAAACCCGAAGAACCAATTGAGTAAATCATGTCCGACATTGACCTTTTTAAGTATGGCCAACTAACAGCCCAAGTAGATGCTATGGAAAAGAAAATTGACAAGCTTGAAAAGGGCATGGAACAGTTATTAGAATTGGCTAATAAAGGTCGGGGTGGATTTTGGGCTGGCATGGTGATCGTATCTGCCCTATCCACCTTTATCGGGTTTGTTTCACATTACATTACTTCAAAATGAAAAAGCCTTACCAAAGCAAAACGATGTGGTTTTCGTTGTTGTTAGTAATCTTTGGTGCTTTATTTGACAACTTTTCTTACCTTCAATCGGTTATAAGTGATAAATACTATGGCGTTCTTTTGGTTAGCATTGGTGTTATTGTTGCTGTACTCCGCTTTATCACTACTGGGCCTGTAGAATGATCGACTATGGCAAAGCTATATTTCTTGCTGTGGCTGTATCTGTCATTTTCGGTAGTGGCTATTGGGCTGGCTATAGTAAGTATGTGGCATACAAAAAGGAAGTCGAAATTGCTGTTGCAGCGCAAGAAGCCAAAGTCGAATCCATCCAAAAACAACACGAACTCGTAACTAAAGGAATATCTGATGAATACGATGCGAAGCTTAGTCTTATACGCCAGTATTATGCTAACGGGGTGCGCTCACCCAGTACCAGCGGCTTGTCCAGCCCTGCCAATGCCGCCCAGCCAACTTCTATTGAACCCGCCCACAACTTACTTGCTGAGTGCGCCCAAACAACCCTAATGCTGACAGAATTACAGCGTTGGTATCTTGAAGTCTTAGGCGTTAAATGACAAAGGATGAATTAAGCGCATATGTTACGCTTACTGCTACTGCTACCCTTACTATTATTCTTTTGTCTATGGTTGGCGTTCTTTTGGCTGGCTTATTCAATCCTATTGTGGATAACACAAAAATATTTGAAGCTGTTACACCCGCTTTTCAGACTATTGTAGGCGGTTTTATTGGCCTTATTACGGGCATAAAAATTGGCACAAATGATGACAAATGACCAATTAGACAAATTAGGAATTGACCATAAGTGGCTTGATCCCCTAAACGAAACATTCGCTAAATACGATATATCGACCCCAAAGCGTCAAGCGTGTTTTATTGGTCAATGTATGCACGAAAGCATGGGATTTAAAGTCACGGTAGAAAATTTAAACTATTCGGCTGCTGCCCTGATGCGTACTTGGCCATCCCGTTTTCCTGATATGGACACCGCTGAGAATTACGAACATAACCCACAGAAGATTGCCAGTAAGGTCTATGCAGGGCGTATGGGCAATATTACCCCCGAAGATGCGGGTATGTATATCGGGCGAGGTCTTATTCAGCTAACAGGTAAAGAAAACTATGCAAACTGCGGACTTGGTATTGGCGTGGATCTGCTTGGGCATCCTGATTGGCTATCTGATCCTAAGTATGCGGCTTTAAGTGCGGGATGGTTTTGGAATAAAAAGGGCTTAAATGCGCTGGCAGATTCCAATGACATAGAAACCATGACCAAGCGCATTAATGGTGGGACATTAGGGTTAGATGATCGTAAAGCCAAGATCAATATGGCTTTAAACGCTCTTAGCTAATCGTTTTCCAAAAACCATACCCAAATACCGCTACAAACATTAAAGCCCCTAAAAAGCCCCATAGCAAGTCGTATTCGGGTTCAGGCGGTCTTTGTATGGCGGTAGCATAGTCAGCGTCTTTAAACGCTTCTGATGCGGTTTTATAGGTCTTTCCTAATCCATAATTACTCATACTCATCTTAGCTTCTCCTTTAGCGCAATTAATCGTATAACTGCCGTCTTTTTCGGCAATCATTTTTTGCGTTCCATTTCTTTAGCCCAAGCGTTTAGGGTTTTATCCAACAATATTTGATTATCTAAAACAAGGTTTTTAAGCTTATCTATTTCTTTTTGTTGCTGGCGTAACATGGTGGCTGCTTGTTCTCTTGTGCCGCCTTCCCAATGACCTTGCTTTAATTTATCAGCTAATTCATTTGCGTTCATTTCTCTTGTGCCTTTCTTAATCCATACTTTTGCGGATTTTCAAAACAATCAACAATATCTTTCATTTCCCAGTCTGATGCGTTACCAATCCATTGTTTTCCGTCATGCCTAAATTTTATTGTGCAGAGCAATACATTGTTAAAGTGAATAGGTAAATCAATAGTTGGTGGCTCTTCAATTTGAGGATTAAAAACCGTTAATGCTTTTTTAGCTAATTCATTAGGTGTCATTTCTCTTGTGCCTTTCTTAGTATTGCTCTAGCAAAATCAATGTTTTGTTTGCCTGTGTCAGTTTCCATGCCACTCCAAATTTCAATTATTTCCTCATTTGTTAGTGTCTTTGCTTGCGGTTTAAGTCCAGCCAAATCAAAAAAACACTCCAATGTTTGATTAGGTGAATATGTTTTCAACGCCTCTATTTCAGCTTGTTGCTGGCGTAGCATTTTTGCACTTTCAAGCATAATTTTATTGGCACGACTATCCCAGTAATCATTTTCCAATTCATCAGCTAGTTCATTTGCGTTCATTTTAAAATCCACTCTCTTTCTTGGCGGTTAGAATCGCTTTTAACGGTTTTTCCAGTTAAAGTTATAAGGCCGTTACGCTCCAGTTCGGTTAAGCGTCTAGCTACCTGACCGTGATGTAATCCAGCCCTTTTAGCGATCAAAGTCTTTCCTGCTGGGGAAACCTTTAAAGCATCGATAATCAGGGCATAGTGAGCCGATGGGTTTATTGAGTTAGCTGCTAGGTGCGATGTATAAGGATCGCTAGTCCTAGCTTGCTTGTAGGGGTAAAAGTCAATATCCCCGTTCTTCATCATTTCGTATTCGGTCATCTGTTTCATTGCATCACTCTTGGGCTAGGTGGAGTTGAAGAGCTAGATGGTACGGTATAACCAGCGTTACCTACTACATTTGTAGTCACACCATTGGGCGTGGTAATCACGATTTGGTTAGGATACAAAGTAGCGGTTTGTGTAATAACTCCTGCTGGATTTACAAACTGAGCCGTATTACCGTTGATCTGAACCGTACCACCGTTATATCCCATAGGCGTAGTTACTTGGTACGATTGTGCTTTGCAAGGCACTCCGTAGGCAAACATCGCACCTAACAAAGCCCCTAATAGACAAGTTCCGATAAAGTCTTTCATAGGTCACACCAATCGTCATGTGCTTGATCTAAAAACTTAGTAACGCTTAGATCGTTAATCATTTCCCATACGCTAATGTCTGTACCAGCGATGCGTACATCTTCTACATCGATGCCGCCAATATGGCCTGTTGAATGGTCATCTTTTTCTTCGTACCCATAAACATCTAGGTGGGTATTGCCCATGTACATCGAAAACAAGTAGTTGTTATCTGCTGTCATTTGATTCTCCTTTATCACTCGCCAATCGAGTAATACCAGTTTAGTTAAGCTAACTTAACAATACAAGGATTATTTGATAGGAATATACCCTTAGTGGTAAAAAAACGACAGGGCTGTATTTGGCAGTTACTATCAATAGGCAAGAAAGCCGCAAAACTGCCTAATTACTGCATCCTACATTGGCGGCTTAACGCCCTAAATGGGTGGGGTACTCGTTTCTTTACACTTTCCCCCGATACCTACTAGCTCCGTGATGCTTTCGGTATTAAAGACTGTTTTTTGTTTGGTAAAAACACAACAGGTGTTGAAAACATTCCCAGCTCTTTTGAAGCTTAGATTCTTCAACTTCTATTAATTTTACTTGATTTGTAGTGCCATTGACAAAGACGATAGCGCATCTAGCATTAGGCATACCTAATCCCTCACGGTAAGCTGCAAGCTGTAATTCATGCTCGAACCATACATCGGTCTTATCAAGGTCAGTCGTTTTGGTTTTGAAATCCACAACAAAGTTTTTTTCGTTACCATTTACGGACTTAGACATCAAATCAACTTTCCCGCCAAAGCCTAACGGATGGCCAAACGACTTCTCACTTACCCATAATTGCTCGCCAAACGCTGCTTTTAAGGCATCATCAATCTTTTCAAGATAAGCGGGCTTTTCAGGCATATAAACCTGCTCAAAGTAGCTTTGAATAATGTTGTGAATGGCAGTACCACGAGCCGCTGCATCCATGCCCGTAGCCTTACTATCCTTCATTACCCTAGAGAGCCATACGCCTTCTTCTTCGCCTTCTAAGCGAGGAAGTGTAAGGGCAGCAAGGATCGCCTGTTCTTGCATCCATCTGAGCAATCCTTCGCCCTTGTTTGCGACACCGATAATCGTGGTAACGCTGGGCAATAGACCGAGTTTTCGTGCATCAGCAACATTTGTTGGCCGTTCCTTGCCAGTAGACGAGCCGATGACTGTATAGGCTGGACTGCCGTTTTTAGTATAGAAGTGACCACTCTTTTCTTCTTTATCTTTAATTATCATGATTAGAAGGGGATGTCAGATAAATCATCATCTTGAATGGTCGGTGCGTTAGTTTCACGCTGTTTCTGACCACGCCACTCGCTGCTTTCGGTAATCTTTTCCTTGTAATACTTGGGCAAGGCATCGTAATCTTCCTGTTTATAGTCCTGTAGCCAAAAGATTTTGGTCGGATTAATGCCTTCAGGCTGGGCGGCACGAAGGGCAGAAGGAACGGGGCTAATTCCGCTGATATTGGCGTACTTGCCATCTTCGCTATGGGTGATATTAACCATACAGAATTTGCCTAATAAGTTCTTGAGGTCAAAGTTCTTGCGATCTTCAGCAATCATCTTTTTATTAGACCAAGCTTCTAAATCTTGCCGTAAACGGGCTTGATCGCCTAAACTAACGGTATATCGCTTAGACACGATTAAGGGCTTTCCATCGTCTGTTTTTAGCGGAAGCCCTGCATCGTCATCACCGTGAAGCTCCCAAGTCAGTACGACCTTGTGCATAATCTTGGATTCGCCAGCCCATTCTACGGACTGATGCCCCAAATCAATGATGCTATAAAGCCTTGCCATATGCAAACCAGCAGGGGCGATTTTAAATTCTTTACTGTTATCTGAAATTATCATTTTGCGTTCCTAAAAATGTTTGAAAAGTCATCAAAAACTGCTTTTAATACAGGGTTTGGTTTTACTGGAGCAGGTAGACCACAGGCATAACGCAAATCACCGATTTCATCGGCAGTCAGCATCATTCCATCGTCTAGGTCTTTAAAGATGCGTTCCAAATGTTCTTGGAAGCTATTGAAGTCTTGATCTTGCTCACTCATACGAGTTCTCCTATTAACACGGCACATACCGTACTTAGATATTAAGCTAACTTAAACAACAATGCAACACTTTATTTGGCAAGTTGTTGTAAAAATGTTAAGATAGCTTATGGAAAATATTTCAGCGACAGCAATGATTAAGCTTTTGGGTGGCTGTACCAAAGTGGCAAACCTAGTAGGAGTAAGCGTTCCAGCGGTATCAATGTGGCAAAATGGGGTAATCCCCTATGACAAGCTAGTAATTTTGGCTGCCACGCTGGAAAAGGAAAGTGCGGGTTTAATTACTAGAAAACAGCTTTTCCCGCTTTCTTACAAGATGATATGGCCTGAATTGGAATAGTGTTATACTGCTGTTAAGCGGAGTGGATTCTGCGAAGTTATACGGCTCTAAACCAAAGACCCTTTCGGGTTGTTCTGTGTGTTTAATAAATGTATTAGAGCCATTTACTAAGCAAATCCATCATAGAGCAACCCCAAAGGGTTTTTTTATTTCCGTTTGGTCTTGATTGGTCGGCTAAAAACAACAGCTTTCAAGATACAAGTGCTACTGTGGGACAGTTGATGTAATAGCACACAAATCGGTGGCGAAGCTAGTGCCGATTCAACGAACGACTGGCGGGTTCTGTAACTCCGATGGAGCAGATGAAGGCGAATCTAGGTGGCTAGGTTCGTTCACCGAAAGAGCAACTTAAAACATGAATTACTATGAATACATCAAATCAGACCTTTGGAAACAAAAGAAAGCAAAGTTCTATGCCAGCAAATATTTTAAAAATGGCCGTTTTTGTATGTGTTGTAAAGCCAAAGATGTTGCGCTAGAAGTACATCATAAAACCTATAAACGCCTTTACAAAGAACGATTAACTGATCTTTTTGCTGCTTGCAGAAACTGTCATGAATTAATACATCAAATCCACAAAACTAGAAAAAGTAACAAAAACAATTTGTGGTCAGCTACCTATTTAGCAAAAAAACGACAGTAAATAAAAATATTGTCTATTAAGCAAACTTAACATATACTTCACTTAGATTAACTATTGGAGTACGAAATGACTTGGAACTTACGCTTAGTAGATTTAAGTAATCCGTATGAAGATTACTTTGAAATTAGAGAAGTGTTTTACGACACGATGGGCAAACCTATTGGACATACCAAAGCTGCCATTGGCGGTGAAGATCGCATTGAAGTAGATCGTTATATTGAACTTGCCCAACAAGCCCTTGCTAAACCCACTTTAAAATTTCCTAAAAATGATTGAACCTTTACTGCCCCCACAGCCATTGGATAACGATTTTGCTGTTGTTAGAATCTTACAATTAATGGGTCAGCTATCCCCTAAAGATATTAAATATATCTTTCAAGTAGCCGAGCGTGTTAGTAAAATGATTTCAACAGAGGATGACAATGAGCTTTCAAGAGTTTTATAGTTTATATCCCCGTAAAATGGGGCGCAAAGACGCAGAAAAAAGTTGGAATAGACTTACCCCAGTACAGCAAGCAGAGTGCCTTGAAGCGATGCCTAACTACTTGAAATACTGGAAGATTAAAGAAACCGCTAAAGATTTCATTCCATACCCTGCGACCTTTATAAACCAAGAACGCTGGACTGACGAGCTTGATATTGAACCAATACAGAATAAAAAACCCGAATTGCCATTCTATGCAACAGAAGAACTGACAATGAAAAAAGCCCAAGAAGTCGGTATAACTCCCTATGCTGGAGAAGGCTGGCAAGCATTAAGATTAAGGATCAGTCAAAAGATAAAGCAACTTGAAGAACAACTCTGATAGCTATCTTGTAGATTGGTACATTGGTGTTGCTAAACGACGAGGTTGGGATGAAGTCGTTAGACTTTTAAAGCAATATCCTGAAAAAGAAGAACGCATGAAGATGCTTATTAAGCAAAGATTAGGAAAATGAGAGAAATAGACCCAAACAAATGTATCGACTTTATATTGGAAAACGCAGGTAAATATGCACAAGCTAAAGGCCAATTGGCACAACTCGAGGCGTATAAGAGTTCCCTCAAAGCTATTAAAATGGCACAAACTGATGAACAATCTCTTGGGGCGCAGGAGCGTGAAGCGTATCGAAGCCAAGATTATCAAGATTTGTGTAAAGCCATTGGTGCGGCTACGGAGAACGCAGAAAAATTAAAATGGGAATTAGAAGCAGCTAGACTTAGACACGCTACATGGCAAACTTTAGAAGTATCAAACCGCAACCAAGATAGGATATTGAAATGACCACATTAAAAGTTACTGAAGAATTTTTGATTCTTAAATTATTGTGCAAAATGTATGATGAAGCACTTAAAAACGCTAATGCAACACAAATGTTAGAGATTTCAGTAGATATTGCAGAATCAGGCGAAAAATTAGAGCAATTGACTGTAGACTACATCAATGGCCACTAAGTCACAGAGAGATCACTATGCAAAGCTGGCGCGATTGGGCTGTATCTTGTGCGAACACATTGGATTCGAGGGACGAGATGTTGGAGTCGAAATCCATCACATACGCCGTTTCGGGGGAAAGCGAGATAACGCTCCAGCTGTCCCATTGTGCGCTATGCACCACAGACTTGGCGATACCAGTATTCACTTCCTTGGAGCTAAAGGATTCCGAAATCACTGGGGATTTGACCTTGAGGACAAACTTGTGGAAGTGGAAGCTAAACTAAATGAGTAGCTGGCTAATCATTGTTACTGGTTTAATTTATGCCTATATAGGTATAGAGCAAATCGTTAAAGGTAACGCGCCCATGGGTATAACTTATGTATCCTATGCCACAGCCAATATTGGGCTTTACTGGATGGCTAAATAACTATACAAATTTCGGACAAAAATGACCTATTTTTGCATAACTTTTTCTTTAAATTTCATGCACTTACAAGCGTTTTTA